AACAATATTTTGAATTGGCTGTCCGCCAGTTTCAATACCCACGCCAGAACCGGGCGCAACGCGGAATTCGTTTGTTAATTGGCGACCCGCTTGTTTTGCGTAAATAAATCCGGGGAAGTTTGCGAACATCCCGTTGTCGATGCACAACCGCCAACCGGCGGTTAGCGCCATAGTTGAATTACCGAGTAAGTGAAGTAAGCCAAAGCCATAAAAACCAATACCGGGTACAAAGATGTACTCGACAAACACCCCTTTACGCAGGAAATTATCATCACCTTGTCTCCACCACCGCCGAATCTCTAGAATCTCGCGGCTCGTTTTGTCAATTGTGACCCGATAAGGGAGGCGAAGGCCCGTAATATTCCCATCAGCATCTTCGTGTTCATACCCCGGAATGTCTAACTCACAGTAACATTCGTATACGTCACGCAATTCGTTTTCAAGGTTGGATGACTGCGTTGGCTTAATCCCTTGAATATCATCAATTTTTTCATCAACAACATTTTTTTTGGTGGGGCCAGCATCCGTCAATGCGACAGAACGGTAAACCCCAAGAAGCTGCATGCGTTTCATGACCGAAGGTTGCATTTTGATGTGGTGTGTGACGCGTTGCGCAGATTCAATATTAGTTTCAGAGTTTGAGACAATAACGTCCTTCACATCCACAAATTCGGAGACGGGCCGACGACGTATCGGGCAGTGATACACTTTCTTAAACGCGGTCCCGCAGAACCCAAGGGAAAAAAACATACGTTCCGTGTCTGGGTAATATTCTTTAGCGGTGTCTGTTAAATAATGGTTAAAGTCCATTTCCAACGCGAGCGCTTCTAACTCCACGGCTTGGTTTTGATAACCGTCGTTTCTAACTTTTACGGGGCCAGCGGCAGGGAGCATTTCACCTTGCGCATTCGCTTGGAAACGTACGATAGCCTCCAAAAGAAGGGGATGTTTGACGGTCGCTTGACCCTCAACGGACGTGGAACCATCCGCTGAATTGGATTTAGGGGACTCAATTTTGGTCCCAAGAAGTTCCAAACCCATAACCATTTGCTGGAGGTATTCGGACCTAGATTGCTCGTCCTGCTCAATCAAACGAAGCAATTCATTAGAAATTTGACCCAAGGCGGACCCATCAAGATCCATCGCGATGTTTTCGTTAAAGTCTTCTTCAGACTTTTTTTGCGGGTTTGCCATTTGACCAATGTTAATGGTCACGGATCCATCCGCATTCTCAACCTTAATATAACCCTTATCCATATCGATTTTGGGTTCAATGTCCCCATTCCCCTCAAGAATGACATCCATAGGGTCATAATCGTCATATGTTTTGCCGGATACGGGGTTCTGGCGAAGATTAAAAGGGGCAAGAGCCATGTGTTATACCCAATAAAGCGGTTTTGCGTTACTTTGTGGCCTGTATAGCATAGCTTCGGTCTTTTCCGCTATAGCTTCAACAGGTTTTTGTGCAAAACCAATGGTTCGTAGATGTAAGAGCGCCTGAGTCATACTATCAACCAAATCGTCATGCGCTCCCTTTGGGAACGATGTCGCCTGGGCGATCATCTTTTCCGTCCAATCAAAATCAGGCGCGTAGATCATCCCATCCGCAAAAAGATGTTGGATGGCGTACGCACGGGCTACTTTGTCCCCCCGACCCGGGTCAACAAGTTGTATCCCCCAATTTTCGCGGGAGAAATGCACCCTGATCTCTTGCGCAACGGATATACCCGCTGCTTTTGATTCGATAAGAAGTTTATCGATCTTGAATTTATTACACAATAACCCGATTTGCTTTACAAGCTGTGGGAATTCAAGGCGGTCTTGCCACGCGTAAATGAGCATGATCCGCCGGTTATCTTGGCGGTCTGTCCATACGCCCCATATACTTAAAGCCGAATAATCGTTTTCTTGCTTTGTGGTATAGGCTGTATCGAGCGAAGCGACGACATACTCAAACGGTGGGTAAACGGTTTTCGGAAGGCCTTCGGCTCCCGACGTGGTTTCATCCCACAGGTTCCACCACTCTCTTTTGATGATACCGCCGCCTTTTGGTTCTGGGCGCTGTTGTAACTGTCCCGCTGCCGCAAATGGGCCGAGGCGGGTTTCAAGTTCCTTAACTTCTTCTTCCCCAAATCGTTCAGGAATAAGAAGGTCACCCTCCTCTCGTTCATCGATGAACCATTGAGTAATGCAACGGCGATCCGATTCAAAACGCATCGGTAAGCATAAATGCGTCCAATTTCCGATGTCTTTTGACAAAATATGACCCGTAAGGTCATTTTCGTGGAGTCTCTGCATGATGACGATAAAAGCGCCAGTCTTTGGGTCGTTGAGACGGGTGGACATGGATTGATCCCACCATTCGAGCGTACCATCACGGACAAGATCGGACTCCACTTCGTTCGCGTTGTGGGGGTCGTCAACAATGATGATGCTACCACCTTCACCGGTAAGCGACCCGTCAACGGAAGTCGCGAGTCGATATCCGCCTTTATCATTGTCAAAGCGAACTTTTGTGTTTTGATCCGATGTAATTTTAAATCGCTCCCCCCAGTACCGTTTATACCAAGGGCTTTCAAGGAGGCGGCGCGTTTTAAGGCTGTCGCGAATAGACAGGGTTTGTGCGTAAGAAGCAAACAAGAACTGGACGTGCGGGCCTGAGAGTGGGCCATATTCCCTTTGCGCCCAAATCCACGCGGGAAAAGCGACGGAAACCATTGAGGACTTTGATGTACGCGGCGGAACGTTAATGACAAGCCGCCGAATATCACCATCTGCTACCGCCTTTAAATGTTCCCCAATTGCGTTCAGGTGCCACCCGTGTTTATACGGGTTTGGATCTATGTATTTCCACGCGCCACGCAAGAATTTATGGATATTATTTTCATATTCCAGCCGGAATATCTCTTTAATCGCCTCGTCAGGGTGTTCCGTAAGCGCTTTATTGTACTCATTCATCGGAAATATGCTCGTATTCCGCCTCGATCATGATTTGATCCTTTGACTTCGGGGCCAGCTTTTGGAGCATTTTAAGGCGTTCCGTTTCCGGTAAGTTACTAAAATCAAATACGATAGCGGGTGCGCGTTGAACTTCGTCCGGGTCTTTATCCCGCCAATTCATCCGCGCTTTCGTCAAAAATATACCCGCTTGAATGGAGGATGGTTGGTCTTTCATCGCTTGTTGGTACAGGTTTTCCACGACCAAAGCGTTTGCGATCTGCCGACCGTATTGGATTTCGTGTTTAAAATGCTCCTGCAACCACCGTTTAGAAATACCAATGGTGTCCGCGATTTCGTCGTTGGTCAAACCCATCTTCGCGAGACCCATGAGGGAGCGGCGAAGTCTATCGTCAAGGACAATCTCTTTCCTTTGACGGGGATTCTTTTCGACTTTGCTCTTTGTTTTATACACTCTTTTGCGTTTTTCTTCGGGCATGCGTTGCCGTCCAATGCTTTTACCGTTAACGGATTTTTGATGTAAACGCCGTAATTTAACCTTTACGCCGTTGATGACTTCCGTCTTGTTCATGTGTATAAAATGGATTAATATATTCGGGTTGTCAATTCTTGCTTGAAAGATAAACGCAGAATGGCTATTAATCAACTGCCTGACGAAGTTCACGATATCACTATGAATTTGATGGGTGTCCTTGAGGGGAAGGATGTAGCGATATCAGTCCTTTCCCTTATCAATTCCATCGCATTTTTAATACAGCAAATGCCGGAAGAAAACCACGAGGACATCCTAACCAACTCTACGGATATGTTGATGACATTGTTAGGTTTTATACAAATTGATCCTGAAGAGTTGGCAAACGCCACACGACATTAAAAGGAAGCTGCGTTATGTTTGACCGCAATTACATGACTGAGGAAGAAGCGCTCGTTAAGTATTGCCCCCATCTTGAAGAAGATTGTTTGGGGCATGACTGCATGATGTGGGTATGGCAAGACCCGCAGATTGTATGGGCGGAAGAATCTCCCGGCGAAGGTTGGGTAAAGGGCGAAATTGACGATGTTATTTTCAATCTTGGGGGCGCGGAGAAAAAGCCGCCCAAATATGAATGGAAAAAAGAACGGGAAGTTTTGCGTGGGCGTTGCGGATTGCGCAAATATTGATCACTTGACAACATCGTCGGTAAAGCATAAGTTTAACGAATAAAGGAAATCCATCCTCCCGAGGAATGCCTACGGCGGCTTCCCGAGTAGATATCGGGTTAACGGATATTATAAAACATAGGGGTAAGCGGGTTTTTACTGTTTCACCGCCCTAGGGATGCCGAAGCAGAACAGTGTCAGGCATCCCACCCCCATTAGACGATCTGGGTACAGGCTCACGTTTTGCGTGAGTCACGTCGAAATCCCAGACATTGCGGCCCATACGTGAAGCCGCACCATTCCTCAAACCATTGGTGATTTATGTGCGATAGGACGCATTTGGTTAAAAAACGGGAGAAGCAAATGGATTACAAAGAAGTCATTCGCGATTACGGGGTTAGCACATATTACAGCCTCCTCCTCCCCGCCATTAGGGGATTGGAGTACAACAAACTCGAAGACGGGTACGTATACGACGAAACAAAAGCGGAAACCGTCAAAGCCGTCATAGCGATTATTGAAACACTCTTCGACATGGTGGATAGTGGATCCGATACGCCCACCGCACCTATTCCGTAAGCCGACCCTACAGGATCACTTACGCATACGCGCACATAAATGCGCAAGGGCGACTCTCAAGCAGTTGGATGCAGGAGAGTCCCCCGCAATCCTTTTCCAGTACTGTGTGAACTCCGGAATGTGTTTATGCGAGGTAGCGCTTCGCGCCGCAGAGCGGCTTGATGAACTCGAAAATAACATCCCGCCCCCGGAGTAGCTTCAAAAGGGGTGGCCCCATAGTAATTTAGTGGGGGTGAAGAATCGTGGGGAATTTGGGAATATTTGGGGGATTAACCGGGGATCCTAAAGGATCCCCTAGGTTTTTTTTCAGGGGGGTATAGGACTGCTTTCCTACACAGGAATATATGTGCTGTCAATATACGTAGTACTACTTACTTGACAATACATTCATTCCTATCTGTTAGGAACGCATACCCATGTCAACATACGTAGTAATACGTATACGTAGTACTACTTATATACTAAAGTATTATTGACTCAACCAATGGTTTATGCTAGGCTTCTTAATAGATAGTAGGGAAGCTATCTGCAACAAAAGGAAAGATATCATGAAAGATGAATTGAACGATGCAATCATCATTGCGCTTAATCAATTAAATAGTGCGCTTATTAGAAGACTGGAAAGCTTGCAACAACAAATAGATAGCGTGCAGCACAATCTTGATGAAGCAATCACCAGCAAATCAGATGATAGCGAAGAAAAGATGAAAGAAATAGCGGAGGAAGCTATTAAAGATAGCTATTATCTTGATGATAAAATCACGGAAAATATTGAAGAGTATTTCCGTCGCAATACTTTTTCTATTACTGCTAATTGACAAACAAAAGGGGAGCGCAATGCTCCCCTATCATCAAAAGGATTGATATCATGAAAACAGTAGTATTATCCGCCCCTATCTATTGGGCCTCTTATCTG